ATACTGTTCTGCCTAGACCATGTTCCATAGCTTCGGCAAGTGTGTCGAATGGCATCTGCTCATAATGTTTATCGTACCATTCAACGCATACGAATTTATTGTTTCTTGACCACCAATGTATTTCGATTGATGGATCACCACGCATTACATAAGCCCTTGTATCATTGATACTTGTCATCTTGCATGATTTGTAGTGTCGTCTTATATCAAGATAGTTCATAGTGACTCCTCTTCTTTTCTTGATAGTTGTTCCAATTGTTTCTTTACGTCTGCTTCAAACATTCTGATATATTCATCGTTGATTCTTTTGAACAATGCTTTGCACTCTTTGAATTCTTGTGGATCATTTTCTCGATACAATTGCATTCGATCTGCAATTCCATCTGATAAGTGAACCAATTGTTGTGGTGTAAATTCCATAGCCATAATGACCTCCATTGATTAATGATGTTGTTGAATAAGCAATCGTTTGAAAACATCCAGACGTTAAGCCACGATTGCCAATGATAAAGTTTGGGGTAAACCCACCACCCTAAACCAACTTGGATCATTACAAACCAAGCTGGTGTTTAGTTCTCTATTCTTCTGGTCTAGTTAGGTATACAATCCAACCTAGAAAACCAAAGGCAATAGCAAAATATATTATTACAAAGAGCATCATATCTTTTCTCTCCCATATGCTAAGATTCTTAATAAGGATTCTTCGATGTCATATCTTGCTTCTCTAGGATAGATACAGCCATCTAATACTTTCACCATTCGTTCCATGATGATATCGCTCTGTGTTTTGATGAATAAATCATCAGCGACAGTATAATCTAAGATCTCTTGTTTTTTCATGTAATCACCTCCTTTCGATGTAGAGCAGTTTATCCTCTTGCTCAGGAGTGTAAGTTACATATTTGGTTGTGAACTAGCTGGCTCAGCTGTCTTGATGTCACCCTCAACTACTCGTGGTGTGAAATCGCTGATGTGTCTGTTCGGATATTCCTCAATGTTCAGAGTCTTCATTACTTTTCGAAGGGAATCTCTGATCTCAATAACTTCCTTTTCAGTATCTAAAGCATCAGCTAATCTAGAATCTAATTTCTCAAACTTAGTAGAAAGAGTATTAGTTGTTTTGCATCTCTCTCTTTCATCTAGGTATTCTGCTTTTAGATCGGCAAGGTATTTGTTATTATCAATTTTCCATGTCAAGTCTTTTAGGATTTTGTTTATATGATATGTTCTTTGATAATCGTTCTTGATGTGGAGGAAAATTGCCGTCCAGCTTTGTTGTAATTCTTTACTCATAATATACTCCTTTTTTCATAATTAATGTTGATCAGCACCCATCAAGAAAAAGCGTTCGGACCAACAGCAAGAGCAGTAAACGACAGCATCCATGAGGCACAAAAGCCGAAGCAACCAAGAGCAATTAGTTCCCGAATCCTTTTTTTTGATATAATGGTGCAGACATTAATTATGGAAAAAGATCAGAGTATATTGCAAATGAGTAAGAATTCAACAAACTGGACAAGGCGATTTGGGGGAGCATCAAGGGCGATTGTCATTGGGTGTGCATTGGGTGTTCTGCTGTTGTTTACGATATAGTGGAATTATCACCTTGACATGGGTAATTGATGATGGCAAATTCCTTGTTGAGCTAATAGCTAATAGCAAGATGAAAGGGAGAGATGCAAAGCAACGGTCTTACAAGCAAACAAAAGAAACTGGTTGATACAATCGTAGCAACTGATTGTTCTATTAAAAAAGCATCAGAAGAAGCTGGATATAGCAAAGGTGAAAGTGGTAGAGTTACTGCTACAAAGACTTTGAGACTACCACATGTGCAACAGTATATGATGCAGTTAGTTACACAAAGCATAGGATTAAATGCTACGAAAGCTTTGAGAAGGATAATGCACCTATCAGACAATGCTAAGAGTGAATATGTACAGCTTGAAGCAAGCAAAGATATACTAGATAGGGCTGGTTATAAAGCACCAGATAAGGTAATGCATAGCCATGTAGGTAACATCTCTGTCAACATAGACCTATCGTAATAGCTGGGCGTCTGTGTATAGATATGACATATACAAGGCACAGGGGGTCAAAAGTCATGGCGATAATAGTACAAGAGATACCGTACAAACATTTTTAGTGGAAAAAGCTCTATGAATATATTAACCTACATAAAAGGATTGCTTATGCGTGTAGCAGTATTAGTATCATCTTTAAGAGGAAGATTGAATGGCAAAGACACCAGCTTGGCAGAGAAAGGCAGGGAAGAATCCAAAGGGAGGACTCAACGCAAAAGGTCGAGCAAGTTACAAGAAGGGAACTCTAAAAGCTCCAGTAAAGTCAGGGGACAACCCAAGAAGGGCAAGCTTTCTGGCAAGAATGGGGGGAATGCGAGGACCGGAAAAGGATTCAAAGGGACGACCAACTCGACTCCTTCTCAGCTTAAGAGCATGGGGAGCATCGAGCAAAGCCGACGCAAAGAAGAAAGCCGCGGCAATAAGCAGACGAAACAAAGCAAAAAAACTTAGAAAGAAAGGATAACATCATGCCTATGGGAAAAGGAACGTACGGATCTAAGAAGGGAAGACCGCCAGCAAAGAAGAATGGTTCTGGTATGACAGCAAAGCAGAAGACTCTACCAAAGAACCTTCAAGCTAAGATAATGGCTTCTAAAAAGAAAAAGTAATGGCAGTTAATGCGGCTGGAAACTATACGAAACCTAAGATGAGGGCATCGCTCTTTCGTAGGATAAAGGCTAGTGGCAAGGGTGGGAATCCTGGGCAATGGTCTGCACGAAAGGCACAGATGTTAGCCAAGCAGTATAAAGCCAAAGGTGGTGGATATACCTGATGGCATTAGCAAAGAGCCAGAGAAGTCTTAAGGCATGGAGTCGTCAGAAATGGAGAACCAAATCTGGCAAACCCTCACTACAGACTGGCGAGAGATACCTCCCAGAGTCTGCAATTAAATCTTTATCTGATGCTGAATACAGAGCCACAACTCGGAAGAAAAGGGCGGCAATGCGTAAAGGTAAACAAGTTGCCAAACAACCCAAGAAGATTGCAAAGAAGACAGCATCCCATAGAAAGTTTACATGAGTTTTTTAAACACTCTTAAACCTGAAGAGCATAGGATGCTTCGTCAAATGGTAAGAGATATACACTTCCAATACTTTGATGAAAAACATGGAGCCTCCTTCATTACCAATAAAATGTTAGATAATATTATTGAGGTTCAAGGTAGAGAAGCTATAGAAAAATTATTGAAAGCTGGGATTGATAAAGGTCTGAGATGAAGTTTGCTTACAAACCTGATGGCAAAATTCTAAAAGATTTTATGAAGGACAATAGTTTTTTCCGTGGCGTTCGAGGTCCAGTTGGTTCTGGTAAATCTGTTGCGTGTTGTGTTGAGTTATTTAGAAGAGCCTTAGAGCAGAAGCCTAACAATGAGGGAATACGAAAATCACGCTGGTGTGTTATAAGAAATACCAATCCGCAACTTAGAACAACAACAATAAAGACTTGGCTAGATTGGTTTCCAGAAAGTGAATGGGGAAAGTTTCATTGGTCTGTTCCTTACACTCACCACATACAGATGAATGATCTCGACCTCGAAGTAATATTTTTAGCACTCGATAGACCAGAAGATGTAAAGAAACTTCTTTCTCTCGAACTTACTGGCATTTGGATAAACGAGGCAAGAGAGATACCCAAGAGTATTATTGATGCGTGTACTATGCGTGTTGGTAGATTTCCAAGTATGCGAGAGGGTGGTGCTAGCTGGTCTGGTGTTATCTGCGATACCAACGCACCAGAGGAAGATCATTGGTGGGCTATTATGGCTGGAGAAGTTCCTATCCCAGATCACATACCAAGAGAGCAAGCAGTAATGTTAGTTAAACCTGAGAACTGGAATTTTTATGTTCAACCTTCTGCAATGACAGAAACTAAGAATGAAAAGGGCGATGTTGCTGGATATAAGATGAATCCAAAGGCTGAGAATAAAAGCAACATTATTCAAACATATTACCCAAATATTATTAACGGCAAGACTAAAACATGGATTGATGTTTATGTAATGAACAGGCTTGGAACAATACAAGAAGGTAAGCCAGTATATCCAGACTTTGTATCAGATACGCATCTTGCTGAAGAAGAGATACCAATTGCTATTGGGGTTCCTCTATACATTGGAATTGACTTTGGATTAACTCCTTCTGCTGTTTTTGGACAAAAGGTTCGAGGTCGATGGTTAATACAGTCTGAGATTGTAGCAGTTGATATGGGTATAGTTCGCTTTGCAGAGTTACTTAGACAAGAGATAGCAACACGTTTTTCTGGTCTTGATGTGTATATTTATGGTGATCCAGCTGGTGACTTTAGGGCGCAGACAGATGAGTCTACTCCTTTTCAGATTATGAGAGGTGCTGGATTAAAAGCAGTACCAGCTCCAAGCAATAGTGTTGATCTTAGGTTAGAGTCTGTTTCTTCTCAACTTACTAAAATGTCAGATGGGAAACCAGCATTCATGATAGATAGACGATGCCCTACTCTTATTAAAGGATTCCAAGGTGGCTACTGCTATAGAAGAATGCAAGTGTCTGGGGAGAGATATGATGATAAACCTGAGAAAAATATGTATTCTCATTGCCATGATGCCTTGCAATATCTAATGCTAGGTGCTGGAGAAGGAAGAAGTTTGATGACTGGTCAGCAACCAATCAAAGCGTTCAACGCAAGAAAAGGCTTTGATTTATTTAAAAGACCTAGTATTAGTAGAAATAGTGGTTCTTTTTGGAATAGATTATAGGAGGGCAGAATGTGTTTTGGTGGAAGTAGTAGTCCAACCCCTGAACCTAGACAAGAGGTGAAGGAAGAAACTAAAGCGGCAAAAGAAGAAGAAGAGGCAGTAAAGGTCGAGCAAAGACAAGAAGCCTTAGAAAAAGAAATAGAAACAAAACAGCCAGTTAAAACAAGTTTATTTTATGATGATGGTGGAGTTGTTTTTAGAAAGAAGAGAGGTAGAGGTTCTTTATTTACTTCATCCCCTGGAGGTTCTGGATTTCTAACACAAGGAGCTAAGACAAATCAATCAGGCTTGATGAGTTATTAATGCTTCAATTTTTACCTGATACTGAAGAAAAACTTGCTCAATCCTTTCTTGAGAAGTTTGAAAAAGCAAAAACAATACGTCAGAACTTTGAAGATATATTTGATGAATGTTATGATTATGCTATGCCAATGCGTGAGCAGTTTAGATCAAAGACAGTTGGTGAACGTAGAGATGAAAAAATATTTGATGAAACTGCTGTTGTCGGAGTACAAGAATTTGCATCAAGACTCCAGCAAGGGCTTGTCCCCAACTTTGCTCGTTGGGCTGATCTTGTTGCTGGCTCAGAAGT